GAAAAACCTTCAGGGGCCATATTAGGAAAAATATTATAAGGCTCAGATGTATTTTATTATTTTAGTTATATCAGAGTTTTATTTATATTAAGTCTGAAACTATTATTTAATTACATTTGAATTGAATAACCTATTTATGATCTTTGAATAATTATCAAAGTTTATTTTTGCTAACAATCCCGATCTATTTAAAATACTTTAAATAGAATGACGTGTACAGAGCGTCTTAAAATAATTCTGAGGATTAAGAATCGTATTATAATTTTTACCATTTTAGTATCTTTGGGTGGTCATTTATTTGACCCAGCTATTTGCAACCCTAAGCTTGTGATAAAAAGTACGCGTAGTCTGAAGCGGACTATGTTAAATTTTGTTTTTATATCTGGCTATTTGTGATATTTAATATCTGTGTTGATTGTAGTTTAAAAATTCTAGTAAGTGACAGTTGTCGGTCACCTCTGCGTAGGATCTATATCTCGGAAAGTGTTATATTATTACCATAGGCTTTTATTTTAATGAAGAACCTCTATTTGAAGAAGTAGAGTAGTTAGCCAATACTAGTCATATGCTGGCTTTTGAGGGAGGGATGTCTTTGGCAAGACTCTAGTACCGATCTCGTTATAGTATATGCAACCATGCAGGTCAACCCGTTATTCTGTATTTTGAAATGATTATTAGTAATTTAGGCTGTTTTTACAGCTTTCCAATTGAGGACATTAGATGAACTTAATTCAAAGTAAACAATTGTACAGTGCAAAGCGCTTTTTAGCAGCTCGTAGCGGTCTTAAACCCAGCAGACTATGCATGATGCCCTGGGAATCAAGCCCATGGAGTCAGACTCCAAAACAAAAGTTTCGACTAGACAACAAAGTTATTGTCAAAACTCACAGATCGATTTGATTTGCTCAGATGAGAGAATCATTAAAATGATTCAGGATTATAATCAGAATGTGGCGCATTCTAAGAGTAAGGTGGCTCTTAGAAATGCTCAACAATATACACCGATAAGACCAATTAAATTAGGACAAACCAAGTTCAAAGGACAGATGTTTTCTGGACTTACTCAACGTTTTAGTAAGAGTGTGGACGCCATCAGATCTATACATGCTCCAACTATTAATATTAAGCACAGCTTGTCAGAAGAAACAGGAAAATTGGCAAATGATATCAATGAACAATTGAAAACAGTTTCATCAGCTATTAAGGAAATGTTCCCCGAAAATCCACAAAATATGGATTATATTATTACCTGGCTGGTGACTTTAGTAAATATGTATCATGAGCCCTCTAATAAATGGAGGGCATCTATTTTTATTCAAACATTATTGGCAGCAGGAATTGTAAAGCCAACCGTTTGGTTGCAAAAACTTACCTATTTGATAGGAAGATTTTTTGTACGTTTAAAAGTTTTTGATTTAAAAATAGATAAACCAAACACGATTATTATGGACGTAAATGAAACTATGTCAGGTTCACCTATGAATCAGAGAGCTGAGGCTATGAGTGGTTCTACGGGACCATTCCCCTTCGCTCCAAAACAAGGAAAATTTGTGGCTCAAGGAAAGGAGGATGAGAAGGCTTTTGATGAAAATGATGCAAAGGCTTTGACAGAAATGGCAGCGGAATTGCTTTTAGAAGCATTGATGAATCAGGATTCATCATTTCAAGGACAATCTTTAACTACAGCTAAAATGAAGCTGCATACAGTAACCAAGGATCTTACTATGGTGAAGAATTTGGCAGCAGCAGGCAAGTGGTTGGGGGATGTCGCTTGGGCGGTTTTTACGTGGGCCTATTTGCAGGTGAAGGGACACCCACTGATATCTGGAGGAGCGAAGGAATTGGCAGAAAAGGCATCAAATTGGATTACAACATCCAAAATAATGATTGAGAAAATCAATGGTAGACCAGAATTGCTTTTGGAAGACCCCCATTTTACAACTACAGTTGTAGATCATTATCGAAATTCAGTACAATTGGAAAAGGATTTGTTGGAGGCAGGTATGACAAAACATAATTACACCCCGTTTTTTAGAGCTGAAATGGCTTTCAAAATTTATTTTGAAAAGGCCCTTAGCGTATTGAGGAATGGAGGGAATAGAAAACCGCCTTTAGCTATTCTTTTAACAGGAAAACCAGGGACAGGCAAATCATCAGTGGCAGCCATGTTAAGCAAATTTGGCTATCAAGTGGATTGTAAGATCAGAGGGGTAGAAGCTGATCCAAAAGCAAAGAGTACCTATTATCGACAAGTCGACAATGAGTATTGGGATGATTACCAATCACAGTTTGCTTGTAATACTGATGATATGATGCAAAATGGAGATTTTAAGGTCAGGCTTTTAAGGTGTTTGGAACATATATCAATGTGCAATACGGCACCATACCCTCTTCATGTTGCAAACATGGAAGGAAAACAGGGAACCTATTTTAATAGTAAGCTTATAGTAGCAACAACAAATTCATTGACGTTCATGAAGGGTGTTGAAATTGAAGATCATATGGCATTCTGGAGAAGATGGGATCTTATAATTGAAGTTACCAATCCAGAGAAATTTCAGGAACAAGGCAGATTGAGGGAAGATTTGGAATTCTCTGCGGACCATTATACATTTAGACCTATGGGTCTTTACAACACTGGAGGGAGAGGAGCTGATGTTAAGATACTTCCCAGAGAAGAAAATAAGGTCAAAGTAGTATGGACAATGGATGAGTTGTTAGCAAAATTTGTTGAACTTTATAAGGCAAAACAGATGCCGAAGAAGGATTTGGAAAAGTGGATGGATGAGCATCCGTTTGATGTTTCCAAATACTTTGGCCAAATGAAATCAGCTCAACTTAAGGAAAAAGCGTATGAGCTCAAGCGAGAAGCGATACAAGAAGTGGAGAGGCAATTAAGAGTGGGAAATTCGTCGGCACAAGTGAAGGATATATATTATGATGCTGATGATCAAGAGGATACAGGAGAAGGTGTTGCACCAAAGATTCGTCCAGCGAGAGTTCACAGGATTTCAATTAATGAAAAGGAGCTGTATACTAGGTTAAATGACAAACCAGTTATAAGCTGGGATGACTATATAGCGGAAGTTTCTGCATATAAGGAACATCTTTTAGGTTTAGAAGAGAGTTATGGAGGACTGCTTCGGGCTACACAGGCTGAAGCACAGCATTATCAGACCCAATTGGAGAAGGCACAAGCAGCATGCAATTTATTGCAGATCAAGGTGGGAGTCGCCCAAAGAGGAGTTCATAAGTGGTTAGGTACATTGATTGCAATCACTGGAGTTATATGCTTTTCCTCATTCATGAGTGCTCTTTTAATAAAACATTCAAGAAAAGGAAAATATGGAGGTCATGTTGAGGAAGCACCTTCATATGAAGAAGCGATCAGAGCACAAAGTATGGAGACTTTGAGAAAGCAAGAGGAAAGGAAAAGACCGGTAGTACAACCCAAGCATGCATTGAAACCCGGAAAAAGAGTACTTTTTGGAGGTCATGCTGATCAGACTAGTTTAGATATAGTAAAATTGATAGAACAGCATAATTTAGGAACAGTTACTTTGAGACCGGACAGTTTAAATTCAGAGTTTACAGGAAATGCAATGTCTTACGGAGGAAGAACATTGCTTACGACGGCACATATTTTTAATCAAATCACCCCAGATGAACCAACATACATACAGGTAAAATTTCCAGGAAGACCAATATTTAGTTGTTTACTATCAGAATGCAATGTGGAATTGTATGATGAATTTGATGAAGCGTGGACTACTTTGCCTGAAAAGTTTCAACCGTTACCTAATATTACTAAACATATCATACCTAGGGGTATGATTCAAGACATTAATGTATCTCATTTAATTAGAGTGACAAGAAATGTAGATTTTGATCACCCAGTAAGAGCAGAGATTGGAGATGCAAGGAGAGAAAGGAATATAGTTTACGATGTTGGAAAGATAGCTTATAATATACCATTGGCACTCCTGTATACGATTACAAATCAGCATGGAGATTGTGATGGGCCCTTGATTTTGGTAAATCAACATGTGCCCCACAAGATAGTAGGAAGACATAATGCAGGAGATGGAACAACAGGAGTAGGAAGAATTATTACTAGAGAGGATGTCATGGAGAGAGCTCCTCAATTGTTTGATCAGAAAGATATCAAGGTCTTTCAAGGAGAAATGTTGTGGAAACCAGCGGATGGTTTCGAGAAAGGTGAACAGCAGTTTCAATATGATGGGGAGAGAATGAAATATGTCGGACAGGTTCCGGTAGAGTTTCAACATCGATTGTCCACGAAAAGCGAAATACAACCATCGATGATACAAGGAACAATTATGCGACCCATTACAGCACCATCTAGACTAAGACCATTTGTGAGTGATGAAGGAATGTTGATAAACCCAATGCAATTAGCCATTAATAAGAGAGCGCAACCTATAAAAGAAGATGTAGATTTAGAATTGGCAAGAAGGATAACTAAAGTTATTGCATGTGAAATTCCACATGTAATACCTTATAGGAAGTTGACTATTACGGAGGCATTGAGAGGAGTTGATAATTGGTCTTATGTCAAAGCTGTTAGGACAGATACAGCTACTGGGTGGACAGGAGATACGGAAATAGGTTCAAGGTTGGACCTTATTAGTATTGGAATAGATGGACAACTGTATCCAACTGCGAAGCTAATAAATCAAGTTGAACAGTTGGAAGCAGCCTATAGGAAAGGACAAAGGGGACTATGTATAGCAGAAGCGAATTTAAAATCAGAAAGGTTGCCCTTGGAGAAAGTAAAGGATGGAAAAACAAGAATATTTCTAGCATTCCCATTGGCAAGGTTAGTATTGATGAAAATGTATTTAGGGAGCTTTATGGAGAATAATGGAATTGGAAGACATAAGACTGGATTTTGTATTGGATTAAATCCTCACGGACCGGAATGGGGAGAGTATTATCATGAGTTAAACGGAGTAGGAATGAATGCTTACCCATTGCATGGAGATGCTGCAGTTTGGGATTTTAGTACAAGTGAGACATTTAGTAATGAATATGTAGAAGGAGTTGGAATTTGGCATCAAATGGATTGTACCATCAATGGAGTTCCAGAAGATTTTTCACTTGACCAAATAGTGAGAAGTACAATGATTCTGGATGGAGTATTCCCATATGTTTTGTTTGGAAGAGATTTAGTGCAGGTAGGACCAGTAGTAGGCACAGGAGATTTTGATACTTTTTTGAGAAATTGTTTTATCAACAAATGTGAACAAATTTATTGTATAACGAGAACCGCAAAGAAGATTTCGAGAGCTCTTGCATTGAAGGATGTAGAAAATGCAATTTATTGGTATTTGCCAGATATGACAGGAAAGTGGAAGAAGGATGAGACGACTATTATGGAATTGACAGTTCAATTTAAGATGTTTTGTGAAGCAACAAGAGACTTCACCATGTTTCAGCCAGAGAATTATGAGGAATACATGAAGAATATATTTGCTGGAGATGATTTTGTAGACACATTGAATGATCATTCGAGGTGGTATGGATTTACGCACCTGAGAAGGGAGGCTAGGAATTTTGGTAGAACTTGGACATCTCCCTTTAAGACGGCAGGAGAATTTGATTTTCATCATGTGAGTTGGAGTAATGTCATCTTTGAGCAAAGGAAATTTGAGACTGAAGCAATACCTGGAGTGATAACAGCTCCATTTTATTTCGAGGAAATGGTCTTAGAAATAATGAATTGGACAACGACAAGAATAGATGTGCAAACGGGCACAAGGGACAATGCACTTACAGTTATGAGAGAATATGTGCATTACGGACAAAAGGTAGCGTTACCTATATGGTATTATATTAACGCGGAGCTCATTCATTGTAGACTTAAGCCAATACATTTTGACTTTAGGGAGTTGGTGTATGACATGTGGCCAAAACAAATTAGAAGATTAGTCGATTCGCAAATTGGAGACTTAACTTACGTTTTTGAAGGACAGGAGCATGTTGTAACACGCGATGATTACATGAAGGATTGGAGAAATCCAAAAATTACAGGAGACAATGAGAAGGATTTATATATGGTTGTTAAGAATCAAGATCAATTTTTCAAAGTCATGTCGAATTACATGATTGAAATATTGAGGAGAATGTGGCATAAGCTACATACAGATAGAAGGACGACAGCAGAGCAATGGGAGAGTTTTTCAGCAGCATACAATATTTATCAGCGAACTAGACATTTTGGAGTAGTGTTTAGAGAATTGGAAGAACTGAAAGCATTCAAAAGACTATGTGTTGATTTTGTTGGAATAGGAAGATTGCAAATGGCACCAAGAAGAATTGATTCCTGTTTACTGCCAGAAGTATGGCCCTTGATTATAGCTAAGATGGATTATGAAACTATGTTGAAAGTTAGAGTTCTCAGTAAGGATTTTTATCAAAATTTTGAAAATAGGGATTTTCAGAAAACTATCAACAGAGAAGGAGGAAATTTTGATATATTTTATATAAAGTCAATAGAATATCAGTTTCATTGGGTTGCAGATGTGGAGCAAACATGGGAAACAGTAGGAGATTTGCTTGATAGTGACATGGAATCAATAATTAAAGCAATTGATGTGGAACCTTATGAGGTGATGGAAAGAAACAGAATGCTTTGCACAGTAGCAGGAATTATGAGCCCTTTGATGATAGGGAGTGCACACATAGAGGAAGCATTGAGGATGAACTTAGATGGAAATTGTAGGAAGATAGGACAAGGAGAATACATGCGGCATGTAGCTAGGAAGTGTGGAATAAATGATTGGTCGGTATTTCTCCTTGAAGTAGCATTGAAAAGGAGGTGGATGAGGTGGTCCCCGACGGTAAATATGAAATGGTATATCAAACAGTTTCCTCAAGCTCTTACATCAAAATTTTTGGGCAAAGTACCATTTGACCCAAAGTTGTTTAGTGGATATCAAAAACAATTCACGCACATGTACCCACCTTTGAAATTGAAGAGCCAACATGATGAGCCAGAGTGGGATTTGGATGATTCCGATGAAAGTGGATATATGAGCTTTCATTCCCAAAATGAGGCTAAAATGCCCTCATTTGAAGATCTCATTAAAATTGCCAAGGAAGAATTATCCCCAATTACAGACACCGCGATGTTCGGTACAAAGAAATGGAGAAATGGGCAATGGAATGAGGAAGTGACCACCAAAAGAAGATTTGTAGGACAAAGTATGGAGAGTAGTAAACAACCATTGAGCACTGACACAGAGGGAGAGAATATAACCAAACAGGAGTTGACCACAATGTCAGATTTATCAGCAGTAGAAGCATCACAAGCAGATGTTGTGGAAGCATTTTGGCATAGAGAAGCAAATGCGTTTGTGATTAAGGACACACCAACACACATATTGGAGAGACAATATCTTTTGGATTCTATTACTTGGACAAGCTCAGATGCTGTTACAACAAAGCTTGGACATTTAAACATGCCATATTCTGTCTTTCAGACTTCCTCGAACACTTCCAATAAGGCCTCAAACTTTATGTTCATTAGGGCTGGATGGGAAGTTACCATACAGTTGAATGGTACAATTAGTCATTTCGGAGCAGTGGCAGTTGTTGTAGGTGGATATCTTCCCAATTTAAGCTCGAGCCCCAAGTTGTCCAACATGGCAACAGCTCTTACTTTCAAACATGCAGTAATATCAGCAAATAATGCAGAAATGGTGATCTACAAGCAGCCTTATGATCAACCAAAGGATTGGCTTCAGGTAGCAGATGCTGTTAATACAGATGATGCTCTGACTGGATTTGTTCGACTCTATGTTATAGCGCCTCTAGGATGTGTTGGTGCTACAGCGCCCCCTTCCATTACAATTAATATTTTCGGGAGGCTGGCAGATGTAGAATGTGCAGGACAGACCACTACAACACAATCGCTAAGATTTAAGGGACAAATGAAGGCGAATCATGAGACGAAGGCTACCAAGGAACAGGTTTCAAAGAGCAAAGGAGGTATTATTAGTGGTACAGTACAGGCAGCTTCTGGTACTTTAGTAACAATGGGTGTAACTAGACTTTTGGGGCCATGGTCAGATGTGGCAACTATAGCAGGAAAAATTGGAAATAGCATTGGTGAAATGATCAAGAGTATAGGTTATAACAAACCCATGTCACTCATGGCTTTTCAACCAGTTCTTGGAAAGACCAGCAACTCTTTGGCACTTGGATCTGGTTTGGAAGTTGCGGAGGATTTAGCATATTTGCCTGACAATAAAATAGCAAGTGATCCCAGAAGGTTTGGTAGATCAGAAGACGAGATGAATGCAATAACAATCTCAATGAAGCCTGGTTGGTTTGCATATGGAGGATTTGATGCAACGGTAGGGGTTGGTTCTGTGATTACAAGTACGTTTGTCACACCAATGACAGCTCAGACAACCAACAATGCAACCACAGGACTTTATACTGTTTATCCAACACCAGCAATGCACCAGGCATACATGTATCAGTTTTGGAGAGGAACTATGAAAATTTGCTGGAAGTTCTTTGCGTCAGCGTTCACGAATTATACGATTATGGTCACTTATGATCCCGATTGCTCCTCTATTAAAACGTCCATACCATATGGAGGAGGTGATGTAATATCGAAAATGTTCCAATGTACGGGAAACAAGACTTTGTGTTTGAGTTTTCCTTTTCTAGCGGAAATGGGAGTTTTACTTACTGAAGAGACATGGATCAAAACTCCGAATGGGTCAGCTGGTATTGTATATCTCAGTGTCATAAATCCCCCATTGATCAACACAACGCTTACCGATTCAACGGTTTCGTATGATGTTTGGATGGCAATGGATGATGACGTAGTGTATTATATGCCAAATGAAAGGACAGAAGTGGCCACAGGATGGACTAGGGCAATAGCAAACACAGCAGCAATGGGGAATGTTAAGGGAGAATTTGTTGGTCAAGTAGGAACAGGAGCAGATGTTTGGATGGATGATTTGTTTAAGCAAAAATTTCCTTGTATTACTGAGGGAAGATCCAGAGATCTTAAACACTTATTCACAGGAGAGGTTGTTATGGACCACAGGACTCTATTGCATAGATTTGAGTTCTGGGCTGGACAGACAATTACAAATGGTGCAAATCTCAATAATGTGTACCCATCAGCCTTTAACAATCAAGCACTTGTTACTCCAAATACTTTCCACTGGCTTCAATTCTATGCACAAAGACAAGCAGGATCAAATTTGTGGAAAATTTTCACTGCTCAAGCCGACACAACTCAAGCCAATACAAAACAGTGGAGAGTTTCTCTCTACTATCAAGATTATGTTATTGGGATGGGACCTCTTTACATTGATAGTCAATATGGAAGAGGAGGTTTTGCAATTCAGAATTGGGCTGACAGAAATTGCATTGAATGGAGAACACCATGGAATTGTAGGTGGGAATATGCTACAGGAGGTGGAATATTATCCAGTAACAATTATGATGGATCTGCAACGGCAGCATCATACACAGGAATAGGATCGAGTTCTGTGTCTCTCTATCATGCAGTAGGTGATGATTTTTCACTGGGAGTTTATGAAGGAACCCCAATATTGTTAGTTAATTATCCACCGCTTGCAACCAAATCGATCTCAGACAACAATAAGCAGAAGGAAACTGCTTGGAAAAAAGAAGAAATTCCTATGCCCCCCGCTGGGCACTTCAAAAAGAAGAATGCGGAGGTTTTTAATGGCCTTTAAACATCACATTTTAGATACTTTATTATAAAGAAAAACAACAAAACAGTGAAAACAAATGTGTATTATTAGTTTTGTGTTATGTAGTCAATGTACTGCTAACCTAAGAACCCTTCAGACTGGTTCTTTTGTGTATTTTTAACGTTTGTATTAGCAAA